TTAATCGTCGTCCTGTGGCAGTTCCAGAATCTTGATCGCGTTCGAATCCACCACGCCACCGCCTAAATATTTCTGCGTGAAAATTTTGATGAAGCCCGGCTCTGTGAGGTTGTCCGGTCTGGTGCGAACACCTGTTTCGTGATCAACAATGTAGTAACCGCGTTTGAAGTCACCCAGGGCAATAACGTTATCAGGCATAAACTCCAGATATTCGACCGGAAGGCCCAGCAACGTATCAGGATCACCCGCCTGTAAACGGTCGCGCCAGATGTAATCACCGTTCGCGTTCTTCACCTTCTGAAGTTTTGCCGCCGTCGTGGAGTTAACCACCCAGACCGCGTTTTTGCGGTATTTTTTACGTAATGCAAATTTCAGGTCGATCAGCGGGTCCGCAGATGTCCACGCCAGAGATTCGGAAGGTTTAATTACCTGCAACGTACCAAAATCACGCTCTTTGTCGTTCTTCTCTGCACGGGGTACGGATAAAAAACCTTTTGCTTTTTTGTCACCGTCGCCCACAACCAGATCGCTTTCTTCGGTTTCCGTGAAGGTGTCGCCAATCTCACCCGTCAGCCATGAAAGGATGTCCACATCGGAAAAATCCACGATTTCCTGTGTGGTGCGCGGGTACGCATAGACCGGATACAGCTTAATGCTCACCTCGTTAATCTGCGGGGTGCTGGTCTGTTCGCGTGCCTTACCCTCTTCACCGTGGTTAACGGTCGCACCGCCAGCGGAAACAAGCTGCTTAAACTCGTTGCTGCTGATTTTCTTCACGGTACAGATGCGGCGCATGGTGGATTCATCCGCCAGCATTCGCATGATTTCGGTGTTCAGCTCGGGGATAACGGTATAACCACCATCAGCGGGAACGCCTGTACTTAATGCGCGGGTTTCACCTGTCAGGATGTAGTTGCGTAGTTCTGCGGGGTCAGTGGTCTGACTGCTTTTACCTGGCTTGCTGCGCTCTTCGTCTGCAATGGCTTCAAGGCGGGAAATGTCTTTATCGAGGGATTCAGCTTTAGTGCGTAATTCGTCAAATTTTGCGCCCTCAGCATCGTTAAGACTGCGGTTTTCTTTTTCCGCGTTCTCCAGCATGTCGCGCATCTGATTTTTAATGGCGGTTTTCTGCTGGCGTAATTCGATTATTCTCGGCATAAAAAAAGTCCTGGGGTTAAGTAAGGAACTCCAGGACGCGGCAAAAACTCAACCGTTTTTCATAAGGAAATCAGCAATCGCACCGATCGTTTTCCCGCCTGGTAATGAATATTGGCGAGCACATTAACAGGCGGGAAAGTGGCCCCAGCGTCCTGGCACCACGGGCGAGAATAATCATGATTCAGTTCGGGTAAAATATGCCGATCCTGTCAGTGAACAACGTGGAACAACCACGAACAAATAATTTACAAAAAATGACAAAAAGCCGGATTTCTCCGGCTGTATGGGTGCTCAGTCCCTGATCCCTTTCAGAAATTCTATCAATGCATCTATCTGTTCAGGATTTACCGCCAGCATTTCACCGGATAGAGCACATCTAACAAAACCATGCTGATCCTTTTCAATCAGTGCGCCCGTCTCCAGGAATGCGCGGTAATCATTGATGCTCATCGTCTCCATGTTGTCAGCATGGTATTTATCACGCTGTTTTAATATCTCATCAAATTTCATCGGCATTGTTTTTTCCTCTGTTGTGTCTGTTTGTTTCAGATAGTAACTATGCCAGACCGTGACGAAAACCCGGTAATGCGCCATACCGTTTCAACTGGTGCAAAAAAAGCCGGATTTCTCCGGCTGTGTGATTAGCTGTCCTGGTAATTGCGCCATATTTCATCACCAGCACCATCTATCCCCATTTCGGCATAAGTGCGATCGACTGCCTTTTTCAGGTCTCCGTAATTATCCGGTGGCTCCGGTGGCCTCTGTGCCTTCCTGCAACATTCCAGCCGTCGCATCGTAACCTGATGCCGTTCCTTGTCTGTCTCCACCAGCAGCATGACTTCACCCCATCGCGCCGCCGCCCTCCGGTAAAAGCCTTTCGCCTCGAGTTCTTCCGCTATGCGGTCATGTACCATCGCCACCCCCTCAGAACGGAATACCGTCACCGTAAGGGTCATCGCCTCCCGCTGGTGGCTGATTACCCTGTGTGCCTGTGGTTTTGCGTCTGTTCCCGCCAGGAAGTGCCGCACGGGCACTGATTACGCTGTCTGCAATAACCTGATAACCCTGCCGCGTTTCCCCATTCTGTCCGGTCCACTGGCTGACCTGCATCGTGCCGGATACGCTGGCAACGTCGCCTTTTTGATGTTTAGCCAGGAAGTCGGCCTGCTTACCAAATGCGATGACCGATAGCCATAACGTCGCCTGCCCATCCTGCGCCTGACTACATGGCAGCGATACCGCCATACGCGCCAGCGTCATCGGTGTACCCTTGCTGGTCTGTTTTACCTGCGGGTCGTCCACCAGCCGCCCGTAAGCTGCTATCTGTGCTGTCATGATTCCACCTCTCCGGTTTTAACGTTGATGGTTGTTACCTGTTCCGCTTCGGCAATCTCCCGCTCTGTCAGCGTGGCAAAATTTGCCGCCGTCGTGGTCATGAATGCGCTTATCAGTTCGGGATGTGCTTTCGCGTATCCTTCCCCCGCGTGGCGGTCTATCGTTCTGATTGCCACCTTTAAAGCGTGCTCTGTCATGTCTAACGCGCGATATTTCGGTTCTGTTCTGTCTCTGCGTTTTTTGAGTGATTTATTAAATTTCCCTGAAGTGTGCATATTTATTTTTACCCCCTCGTTTAAAAAGTTTTGAGTTGTGCCTCCCCTTGTCTACCTTATCTACCTTAGTGGCCCTCATACCAGTAATGGCGCGGCTTTCAGCTGGGTAGAGTGCTTTTATCCACTATCTACCCCGTGTCTACCTCCCTGTCTGATTCAGGTAAAATCAGGTAGAGAGGGTAGATAGTGGGTAGACAGTAAAAAAAGGCTATCTACCTAACTTAATGCACTGAATTAAATGTATTTTTCTTTACTCAGGTAGACAGGGTAGACAGCAATTACAAAAAATTATAAAAACGCGTCGCACTCGTCTGTTGTTATTGCGTTAGTCTGCGTTACTCCCTTAACTTTCCGCGTAATATATTCATGTCCGTAAACTTTCGCGGCTGGCTTCATAGCCTTGCCAAAGTCATTTACGTTTAGCGGTTTGCTCCTGCCTGCGTACGCCATAAACGCCAGATAGACGCGGTAAAGGCTGTTTCTGGTCGTGTACTTCACTGAATCGCCACCGCCGCCCATCATCAGGCCGCGTGCTTCCTCCAGAAAATTCAGGAACTGGCAAAACTCAATAACCGGATCCGTCTGTTGCTTTATTGCCAGAGCTTCATCACCGTCACGCTGTTCCAGTAGTAAAGCCCGTGCCTTCTCAGGGTCGGTAAAGTTCGCCAGCAATCGGCGGATAATGACAGGGATTTCAGCCGCGATCTTTTCCGGTAGCTCCCTGTCTTTTTCGGCCTCACTGACGATATTGTCGAAACGGAAAATCACGCGACGACGTGCCACACCTCCGGCCCGTTCGGTGAATATCATCGGGTTATTGTTGGTCGCCAGCACCACCGCCCTGATTACAGCCGTGAAACGCTTTTCGTATTTCGGGTTAATTTCCACGGGGTCACCGCCCGTGATTTTCTTGATGCCCGTTCCTTCGCCTGTATATTTCGGCTGGTCAGCCAGGACGATAAGACGACTCCCGACAACCTGCGCACGTCCACCAGCATCATCAAGCGATGTCATTTCAGCGCTTACCGTGTTCTGTTTCCCTGCCAGAAGGCTGGCTATGTGCGTGAATGTACTTTTACCGCTCCCGCCGTCTCCGGTGGCCTCAATAAACATCTGCCAGTCGTACCGGTTCGCCATAATCATGTACAGCGCGGCACATATACGCATCATCTTGCGCGGGTCTTTTCCGGCTGCGTGCTCAAGCCATTTATGAAAGTTTGGCGCGTTATCGCGGATGTTCTCCCCTGGTGCTGGTGGCGTGTACTCAATGCCGTTGTGCGTGGTGATCCAGTTCTCCGGCGTGTGCGGGGAAAATTCCCCCGTTTTCAGGTCAAGCGCACCATTGGCGAACGGCAGCAAATCGCCGGACGGCTCGCCCATTGGTTCGGCAATAACTTTTAACGCTTCCACGGCGTTATTGATTACGCGCTTGCTGAAAGTGGCCCTGTGCTCTGAATAGATCGCCACCATTTCGCGGCTAAGTTCCATTGTGCTGACCGGACACCATACCCCGCCGCGCCATACGTGAACGATTTCACTTTCAGGATGTACGCAAACGCCATCAAAGCGATCGGCAAGCAGCTGCGCGCGCTCACTGTCCGCCATCTGCGAAAGTTGCGCCTTTTGCTTTACCGGAAGCTCAATGACCAGACCATCAGAAAGATTCTGGCGCTCACGAGCCAGATATTCGCGCCAGTTCTCCACCTTCTGACCGTGCATACCATCAGGGTAAAAATTTGCATCCTGTACGCCTGCCGCCGCCAGCTTCTGACCAATCGCCTTTATCATTACTGGCGCAAGATATCCGGCCCTGAATATGCGCACGGATTTTCTGCCTTCCGGCACAATTTGCAGCTTATCCAGTTCGGATAACTGCTGCTCCCCAAGCCACACAGGAGGCTCATTATCTCCGGCCATACGCGCGTCATGTTCCTGCCATTGTTTTGCGTGTGACCAGGCATCACTACCCGCAAAAATAATGACTTCTGTTTCTTTGTGTTTTATGCCGCGTGACTGCTGTTTTACGTTCGGTGCCAGTTTCATTTTTTACCCCTGAATACGTTAAGCATCTTTTTTATTTCCTGAATATTGGCGCGTGCTTTCTTCCTGCTGGTTGGTTTACTGCGGGGCGCTGCCTGTACCAGAGAAAAATCACGCCGAAACTGATAAACAGGCATCACGCAATCATATTCGTAGCCTTCACGGCGGTAGGTTACGCGCCGTTCTTCCACGCCCTTAATCATTACCGTGCCGCCGTACTGGTCGCGGTAAATATCACCGCGCGTAAATTTAGGGTGAGTGTTGCCACTGGCAGTTAAGCCAGAATATTTAAGTTTCATTATTTTTATTCTCCGGTGTGCTGTTCTTTATATCTGTCGTGCAATAGATCTATTTCTTGCAGTTTCATTATTACAGGCTCAAGAAGCGTTATTAATGCCGTGGCAATTCTTGATTTTTGTTTGTCGCGTTCATTGTCGCCAAGTGTTTCAAGCCATATGCGCAATATTTCCAGCATGTTTTCACTGTGAGAAAGTGCAAGAAATGCGCGGTATATTGTTTCGTGGTAAATATCACGCATGGCTTACATCCTCAGGAAATTTTCTTCTGTAATGCGCCTCTGCCACATATTCCGCATAATCGGCGGCGATATTCAGTACATCAAGCCCCGTTGATTTATATTCTCTCGTGGAAAGTAAGAAAAAAGCCGCTCTAATAAGCTCTGGCATTGACGAAAGCGCATCAGCCGCATCATCAGGAACGCCGGAAAATTCCTGTTTCAGGGAATTAAAACGATCATCACGCATAACCACCCCCATTTTCACAATCAGCAATCAGGATGGCTTTAGCCTCATTCAGCGCCATATCAGCACTAAGTTGCATAACCGCCAGCGAATGAGGAACGAAAGCCCCGGCATATTCTGTTTCACTGGTGTCGTGCTTATGCGCCCTGTCAGCAATAACAGAAATATCAATCAGCGCATGCATTAGCGTTATGATGGCTTCGGCGGCTGCGTCCGGACGGGTGTTATTGCACATGGCACACCTCCTGACGAATACGGGCAGCGAATACCATCACGCAGCCAGCCGGAGATTGCTGGCGTGCTTCCTGTTCGCTGGTGGCCTCAATGGTAATCACGCGCGGTTGTGCCGTGCTCAGGGCGATAAAACGCCAGATGTATTTATTCAGGTCGTGCGAGTCCCGCCCTTGCGGGTGTGTGGTATGATTTCTCATAGCTACCTCGATACTTTCGCTATCGTTGGTGGTTAGAAGCCCTGCGAGTGGTAACGACACTTGCGGGGCTTTGCATTTATGCACCTTGATAATCTCAAGGTGTGGCCCACTATATGCTTTAGGTGTGGCCCACGTCAAGGGTTTTATTTGTGCTTTTTCTGTGTATACTGTCCCCCACCAATCCAACAGAGGAATAGAAATGGCAACGGGTACAACAAACGCAAAATCACAAGCTCTAAAGGCTCGTGTACCACACGAAATAGTAAACGCCATGGAATCAGTGAAAGAATCAGGCGAAAGCACATCACAATTCATCATTGCGTCAATGCAAGGCGAGATCAAACGCCGCCAGCGCCGCAAGGCCAAAGAATCAGAATAATCACTATCAGCGCCGTGGTGTGAGGTATTACGGCGCATTGCTATGCAGGACAACACAATGACCGATAAAGAATTGACCAAAACATTATCACCGGCACGGAAAAGACGGCGCAGAAAGATAGAACATGAATCAGAAAGATTCGCGCCATGTGCTTTTGCCCTTGAGCAATTCCTTAAAGAGTACAGGGAAAAGCGCTCATTGCAGGTATGGCAACGAACTGAACCAGACTGATTGCATTGCCCACCAGCCTGATAGCGGCTATCATCCCCGTGCTTATGTTTGGGATCACACACACAAACGGCGCAGCGGGTTATCTGTTCAGAAAGGCGGCTCCATTTCGGGGCCGCTTTTTTTATGCCTGAAAAACCCCAATTTTGTGGTTTTCCAGTCTCACCAGGGCGAACGAATCCCCGCCCACGTTCTGGCGTATATTCAATCTTCATGGTTATAGCTCTGTGTTCAGATGATTGATGTGTGGCGGCTGTGTGCCGCCAGCGTGATTAATGAACTGCCTTGCAGCTATCCTTCCAGGCCAGAACCTCGGATAAAGACCAGCCAACGGAACGACCGCCAAGTTTACGACGTGATGGGAATTGTCCGGCCTTTTCCAGGCGGTAGCGGCATGAGCGGCTAAGGCCTGTTAGCTTTTCGCATTCTTTTTCACGTATAAACCGATCAGTGCTTAACACTATTGCCCCCTTTCGTTTCTTAAAGAGTTATTTCGTGTTCTATTGCGTTGGGATGTGTCTGATTGTGTCAGGATGATTCAGAGTTGGCAAATGTTGAGGTCGTATGGTTTACAGAAACAGGAATAATCAGGATAAAATCATTTAAATTCATGTTAATACAAAGGCATAAAATATTGTTTCATGCCTTTTTTCTCGCCATTTAAAGAGTGATTCGCTAGTGTATAAAAAACCAGTAACATATTAAAAATCAGCCACTTATAAATCCGTACACTTTTTCGCCTCTTGTTCGTAGTTGTTCCGCATTGTTGCTCATTGTTGCATGTTGTATCTGTTCGCATATCCAGTATGCGCATACTGAAAAAACACGAAAAAAATTATTTTCTTCTGGCTACTGGTAGCGTGGTTACGTTTTCATGTGTTCCCGCCAGTATCCCTAACCGCTCCGTCCACATATCCAGCGCATTGCGTTTAGCATCCAGATAACGGGAATGATTATAAACTCGCTGCATTCCTGGCATCTGATGACCTGTAAGCTGCTCCACGACATGCGGATCAACGCCTAAATCGTTCAGCATGGTTGTAAAGGTGCGCCGGATGTCATGCAGTGACCAGTGAGGATGATTAAGCCTCCTGTGCGCTAATCTTCCATACTGCGATACGCTGGCCTCCTGTTTCGCTTCCCCCAGCAATAAGCCCGTGTGCCTGTTCTGCTCCACCAGCTGCGTGACGAACGGCAGGATCGCTTCCGGTATGGGCCGGAATATTGCGACCTTCGTTTTGCTGTGCTCCTTCGGAACGGTCCATAGCATTTCCGTAAAATCCCACTCCCCGATCTCCGATAGCCTCAGTTCTACCGTCCTGGCTCCGAAGACAATCAGGAGGCGGATTAACGCGACGTAGTAAGGGGAAAATATTTTTTTGTCCAGTGCCTGCAATAATTCGCCAAGTTCTTTGTTACTTAAGACACGTTCGCTTATATCCGGTTTTTTCCCAACGTCCGCCACGTTCAGATCGTCCAGAACGTTGCTGATTGCATAGCGCCGCCTACGGCAGAACTTAAGCGCCTGTTTGCACGCCTGTAGCACGAATCCGGCAGTAACAGGCGTTCGCTTTGCCACCTGGTCAAAACAGGCCAGCCAGTGCCGTAGCTCGCATTTATCCAGCGGCATAGCACCAATCTGCTGTATTACGTGATTATTAAGTCGCCTTTTCAGGGCGATATAATCCACGCGGTTTTCCTTTACGTAATACTCAAGCCAGTAGGTGAGCGCATCGCCAACCGTTACGGGCTTTAACGCTTCCTGTACGGTGTAATTCATCTCATGACGTGGATTTTTCCCCTCAGCCAGCCATGTGCGACACTGTGCGGCTTTTTCCCTGGCTGCTTTCAGGCTCAGATCAGGATAACTTCCCAGCTTAATGCGTTCGGGTCGTGTCTCCCTTCCCGTTCCGGCCCTGTATGTGAAATACCAAGTCAATTTCCCTGATGTTAAATATTTCACGCTCAGGTTTCCGCCATCACTATAAAACGTGTTTTTCTCCGCTGGCTTACCATGAAGTTTCCTTAGCAAGGTATCGCTCAGTTTGTTCAT